AGTGATGCACGTTCAGCATCACCAAGTCCTCATGCACAAAGCCCACGCGCTTGGCACCAGGCTTGGACACAAACGTCGCTGGAGCCTGCAGCTTTACCACGCCTTCATCGGTTAGCAGCGTGATGCTGCCTTGCGCGATGATGACGATGTGCTCAGACTTGTGGATCTTCCCCACAAACGCCTGACCTGCTGGCATCCTCATCTGCCGCACATACAAGCCATGCGCAAACCAGTGCTCAATCGGCACATCGACCTGCGGCTGCTCTGCCATCCACGCCTGAATGTTCATGACCTGATCGCGCACAGACTTTGTGGCAAAGCCTGAGATCAGCTGCTTTGCGTCATCCGCGCTTATCAAGTCGCTCATGCAAAGGATTCTATTGAAAGTTGGACACCGGGCAATCAATGTGATTGCGCTGCGATATATCAAGCAAAGATGTCGAAGTCAGTCCCGGCCTGTACCTGTGCCGGTGGTCTGCCGCCGAGCTGGTGGGTTCTCGTCATGCGGTTGTACTCGCCGCCGCCGAGCATCAGGTATCCAAACGAGTCGCCGATGTGCGAGTGCTCGTTCTTGTTGGGCGCATCCCTGAACCGCTCCTGCCCAGCCCCGATGGCCACCCGTTTGAAGTGGTAGCCGCCTCCCAAAGCCTTCCTCAGCAGCTTGCATTTGCGGTTCACAATCAGCCCCGGCTTGCCTTGGATTAAGCGCTGCATGGGCGCTGCAGCCGCTTCCCGACGCACCTTGAAGTCGTTGCTTGCAGTGGGCTGCGCACGCAGGCCAAGGGTCTTGAGAAAGTCAAAAGCCGTGACCTCATAGATTGCATCTCGAGCCATACCTGCCGGGTCGCCCCAGATCATCACCTGGTGATTCGGATAGGCAGCATTCAACTCTGCGAGCAGCTGGTGGCCAAAGCGCTCCAGACCCATGTCGAAGGTGACGATCTCGTCGTGGATGACCCAGCGACCGTTTGGCAGGCGCTGGCCAATGGTGGCAGCAGGGGTCAAACCAAAGTCCAGCCCGACCTGAATCGGCACCGTCGGATCGACCTCGGTGTCGCCGGACATCGTGCCGTCCTCATACTCTGGCCAGACGGGGCGACCTTCTTGCACATAGGTGTACTGCCCGCCGGCATAACACTTGATCCAGTCAAGATTCTTGCCCAGCAGCATCTGCTGGTAGTAGCCACCTGGCAGGTTGTTGATGTTCTCTGCACGCGGGTTGACCTTCCACCACTTGCCTGCAGCGAACACATGGTCATTGGCTTCAGGGTTGTCTGGCAACTCCTCCGGCACGACATCGATGACCCCACCTGGTTGCTTCCAGAACTTCCAAGCGTATGCGCCGGTCATCTTCTCCTTCTCGGCCATGTTGTGCCACCAGTGGTCATCGTCCATCGGGTTGGTGTCCATCCAGATGCCGTGCCAGGTAGCACCACCATCGCGCTTGGTCGGGTATCGGCCAACACGGTGCGTCAAGCCGTCGATGACCGCTTTGGGGAGCTCGCGGGCTTCGTTGACCCATGCGCCGGTCAACTCGAGCGAGAGCAGCTTTCTGACGTCCTTGGGCTGGTCGAGCGCCAGAAAGATGACCTCGCAGTCGATACCGGCAGCATCACCCCTTGCTGGCAGTCGGATGTGGTGGGTGATCGGTGGAGTCCACAGCATCGGGCCGAATGTCGACTCGGGAAACAGATCCAGCCAGGTTTTGATCGTGGTCGTTTTCAGCATTGGGTAGCTGTTCCTGACCACTGCCCAGCGGCTGTAACGCACGTTGTCCACCGGGGATGGGTTTTGCTTGATGGCCTTCAGGAAGATCTTGCTGGCGCAGCCGTATGACTTGCCCGACCCGACCGGCCCCATGATGCCTTGGACGAACGCATTGCTCTGGATGAAGTCGTAGATCACCGGGCTCTGGCTGAAATCCAGGTTCAGGCCGGAGCTTGAGATCGCTTTGTCCGATTGTTCTTTCGTTCTTGCCACGTTTCCTCCAGAGACTCATTGCTCGTTGCGTGGTGGCGCAACCACGTTCACATCGATCACAGACGGTTTGTCGTTCTCGTCAGGATTGTCCAGCAAGCCAGAAGCCTTTGCCAGCAACCGCAGCACGCCCACCTTGTCGTACAGCTCGATGTCCAGAAAGCTGTTGCCTTCCTTGTCCGTCCTGACCGAAACCTTCTTGATGGCCTGCAAGGCATGTTCAGGGATCTGGTGCGCAGCCTTGACCTTCACATTGCCGGCCTCGTCCCAGTCCATGATGTCCGTGATCTTGGTGTTGGCCATGCACAGCAGGGCATAGGACACAGCCTCACGGTTCTGGATCAGGGTGTTTGAGCGTTCCAACCGACGCTGAATTGATCGAGTCCCGCCCCAGTTCGTCAGAGGCGGCACCACGTTGGAATGTTTCTTCGCAGCCATCAGAAGGGAATGTCCGAGTCATTCTGCGGCTGGTACGCATTCGCCTTTGCCTGGTTATGCGCAGACTGCACAGGCGCAGCACCAGCAGGCTGCTTCACCTTCCCAATCTTCACCTTGTAGTACGTGTCACCAGCCTTTGTCACCGCAGGGCTGACATCAAGGTAATGCACGTTCCCATCCGGCAACATGATGTCCCCGCGGAACTCGGCGTGCCAATCCTCAGACTTCTCCTTGTTGATGAACGCACTGCCGTGATTCGGTTTGTGTTCCCATGCCATTGTCAATCTCCTAAGTTAAGGGTGAGGTACTCGCAGCATCCGTCACGGCCACCCTAGGCGTGGACTTACTGCAACTGCTTCCGCTTTCCCTCATAGTCAAAACTGCAAAACCCCCTCAGACGAAAAGGGGAGGAAAATTTTTGTCACTCACCCGCACGCACAGGGCGAGGGGGAGGGGGGAAAGGTGCTCTTTCGGCAACTGACTGCCAGCCGCCAGCCAGCACGACCGATTGTCCAACCAGTCTGCGCCAGGCCTGCTTCCGACCAGACACCCCTTGACCCCCCTGCCTGTCCAGACACCCGTTAAAACCCATACCAGCGTATGGATTCTGTACATCCACATGCCCGACCGCTTTAAACGCTCTACAAGCCGTTTTCCCTGTCCACCCATGTCTGCCTATTACCCGATCCCTGATCGCGCCTTGTAGGTACCTTCTCGTCGTTCCTAGAGGCATCAGGGTTTCACAGGCTGTCTGCATGTAGCACCAGCAGGGCTTCGATCAGGTTCACGCCAGCTGGCATCGGGACGCCTTCAGCCTGACACCTTGCTTGCAATTGCTGCAATGTTGCTTCTTGTTCATCTTCAGTTAATTGGTTGCTCAGAACTTTAATTAAACCTAATTCAATATCTTTTAAATATATATCCCTTAAAGACTTACTTATAGGTGTTCTTTTGGTGTTCTGGTCAACCTCTGGGTTGTCATTAGAGTCAACCCTAGGGTTGTCAATGGACGGCTCCTGATTGACAACCTCTGGGTTGTCAGTGTGACGCTTCTTTGATGCCTTCTTGGCAGCTATTTCTGCCTTCATCTTGGCCACTGCAATGGTGTCTCCCTTTGGCATTTGATACTCCTTGGCTGGTGGTGTGACGGGCTTGATTGCCCCTTTGATCATGTCTTGGATGCGCTTCAAGCCTTCAGGGTTGACGCTCATGTCTTGCTCTTTTTTCATCTGCTCCTCCTTGATTGCTGGCGGCCTGTTGTCCTCATGTTTGCTGGTCACTGCCAGTGCTGTCTCCACATCAATGCTTTCATCAAAGACAACCCTGACGGTATCTGTGCGCTCTCCTTTGAATCCCTTTCTGACCACCTCGACATAGCCTGCAGCCTTGAGCTTGACGATCTGCTTGCTGATGGCCTGCTTGGTCACGCCCATGTCCTTGGCAAGCTTGACCTGGCTGACCCATGTCAGTCCTGCTCTGTTTGCGTACGAGCACAGGATGCCCAGGACGCGCACAGCAGCGTCTGAAAGCCTGCGATCGGTCAGCGCCCTGATCGGCATGACACAGATCTTGCGCTGATCCGGTGCCGGCTCCTTCTCCTTGATCCGCGGCTTCTTGGGCAGCGTGAATGGCACAATGTTGTCAGGCACGGCGCTCATTCTTTTCCCTTAACTTGGCCTCGATGAACTCCCCGAACTCAGCCGGGTTGTTCGATGTCAGCCACAGCACCTTGCGCTCAGTCGATGTCAGGCCACGCCAAGGCGCAGGCTCGGACTCATCGCGCTGTGGTGGAGCGGTGTGTATTACTCCTGTCTCATTGCAGGTCGAGCAATGTATCCATTCATCACACCCCATGTATATCCTTCCTTTGCCCTGACATCTTGTACATGTACGCGAAATCGGCTCCGGTTCAGGTGCGCTTAGTCTGGCGCGGATGGTTTCGATTGCAGGAAACAAAACTTTGATTGCGCCTACTCTGGCTTTCCCTGCCTCGCTAAAATCATCACTCCCTGTTGTCCATATCAACGCATCCAGCACCTGCTGCGCTTCCTCGCGGGTCAATGTGATCATGCCTGCCCCTCGTCTATCTCAACGGTCGACTGATCCTCATACGCAAGGACATCCGACATCCGGTAACGGATCAGCCCGCCGATCCTTAGAAACTTGACACCCTGTTTCATCGACCTGTTCCGTTCAAGAGTTGCCTCGCTGACCTGCCAGCGGAACGCCAGTTCTTCCTGCGTCATCAATTGTTCGCGCTCGTTCATGCCACCCCCCAGATCTTTGCGGCCAGCTTGAACAGCGCTTTCTCATTGGTCTTGCCGTTCGACTTGTAAATGCTCACCGTCTTGCGCTCAATGCAGCACTGGCACACCCAGCGTGCTGTGCGCCTGTAGCGCCTGTATTCCCCGCCTGCCTCGTCCCTGTTGGCCTGGCAGCTGGTGCAAAACCGTTGTCTCTCGCTATTTGCCATTTTTGTACCTCCTCACCATCTCGTTGCGCAGCTTTGTACGGGCTTCTGTGCCGCGCTCTTTTTCGATCCCGTCCAAGTAGTCGCGCTTGGTGATACGGGGCTTCCTGGCTTTGTCAGGCAGGCGCAGAGCCCACCTGACTTCGCACTCATGCCGCCACGCCTCGCTGTGCGTACAGACCTGCACGCCGTCGAGCTCTACTGTGCGCGGCTTCCAATGGCTGCTATTGCAGATTGGACAATACTCAGCGGCCAATGTATCGCCTGTGATACCTGCGGGCAGCACGCATGGCTGCGATGACACCCAAGCCGCTGCACTTCCACAGCCAGAAGCAGCGCCAGAACTTGCGTATCTTGGTCATTCGCCCCTCGCTATCAGCATTTCGGCTGCAATCGAATACGCCCAGCGTGCCATCTCAGCGTCGCAGTCGGGCTCATCTGGGTAGTCAAAGTCAGGCACTTGCATGCCGTACTTGGCCACGATGCCTTGCAGGGCAGCTGCGGCAAAGTAGTCGCGCAGGGTCATGCCTGGGTGGCCATAGGCACCGTTTGGAAAGGCGAGGGGGCTGTCGATCATTTGACCCTCCGCATCTTCTTGGCCTGCTCGTCCTCAATCATCTGCTTGCGGATGCGCTTGAACTTCTCGGCCAGATCCATTGCCGTGCCGCCAGGCTTGTACTTCCAGTTCGGGTTCCACACCGACGGCGTGGTGTCCTTTTCCTTGGGCTTCTTCACTTGCTCAGGTGCTAACTTCAACTTTGGTTGCATTGTTTCTCCTCTCAATGCACCAGCTGCAGATCCAACGCTGGCGCAAACCATCTGATGACTTGATGTACTCACCGTTTTTTCGGTATCTGCTCTGCTGGCAGCTGCTGCACCACTTGGCCGACAATGCCGATGTCAAGATGGTGCTGTGTACCCATGACCGCAGCTTCATTTGTCCACGATTCGCCACAGGTTGATCCCCTTTCCCGATCCGTCTGGGCGAGCCTGCCGCTGCATCTGCAGCAGGTTGCGCCGCGTCATCTTCTTCAAAACGTCGTACAGGCTTTCGTAGCTAATGCCATGCCCCTGCAGAATCAGCTCCTCATGCAGCTGAACCGTGGTCATCGGGCCGAAGTCGGCCAAGATCTCCACGATGGCCTCGCGCACCTCTGACTTCTCCTGCTGCCCCTTGTTGTAGTGGCCAAGCCCAACCCGAATGACCTGCCGGCCTTCGGCTGGTGCCAGCGTGACCTTCTCGCCTGCCAGCTGCCTGACGACGAGATCCCAGTTCATTTGAGCTGGTCGCGCATCATTGGAATGAAATGCTCGAGGCGCAGGCACACTCGCCAAGGCTGCCCATTGCGCCTGTACATCAGCACCGGCACTTCGCCGGGTGACGCGCAGGCCTCGACTTGCTCGCTCCATTTGTCCACCTGTAGTCGTTCTTGTCGTTTCACCTCGATGCGAAACTGGGCGACCGTCAGGTCATCTGCCCCGTCACGCGCCTGCCCCAGGTTGCGCTTCACCACAAAACCCAAGTGCTCAGAGAGCAAAGCGGCGAGCTCACGTTCGCCTGCAGCCCCTTTGTTGCGCTTGCCCCTGCCGTTCACGCAGACCTCAGCATCTTGTCCAGGCGGCTTTCGGTGGTGCTGTAACGCTCCCTGAGCGCCTGGTGAACGAGCTCGTCGACGATGGATGCCCTCGAGCGCCGCTGATCCCGCGCAGCCTGGTCGAGCAGGGCGCGTGTCTCAGGACGCAGACGCATCATGAAGTGCTTGAATTCCGATCTCATACAATCTCCAATAGGCGGTATTGCGCAACGATATATCCAGAAACAGCGTCGCGTCAAACAGTTGGCAACCTGGCAGCGTTGTATAAATACAACCCTTTGGATTGTTGACATTGCTCCGCGATATACCGGATACTGTGCGCACTGCATCTCGCAGCACCCTACCGACAGACAGGAGGACAGCATGACAACCCACACCGGCAAATTCGTCGCTTACTACCGCGTATCGACTGACCGCCAAGGTCAGAGCGGCCTTGGCCTCGATGCGCAGCGCGAGCTGGTGCGCACCTTTCTCAACGGCGGCAGCTGGCAGCTGATCGGTGAGTTCACCGAAGTCGAATCCGGCACCCGCAAGAAACTCAAACACCGCCCAATGCTGGCCGCAGCACTTGAGCTCGCCCGCAAGCAAAAAGCCACGCTGGTGGTCGCCAAGCTTGACCGCCTGGCGCGTGATGTTCAGTTCATCTCGACCCTGCTGAACGGCAGTGTTCGCTTTGTCTGCGCCGACATTCCCGAAGCCAATCGCACCTTCATGCAGATGATGTCGGTGATGGCCGAGCACGAGGCACGGATCATTAGCGAGCGCACCAAGCAGGCGCTGGCAGCATTGAAGCGCCAAGGCAAGAAGCTGGGCAGCCCGACACCTGAGATTGGCAGCGCCGAGGGCGTCAAGGTCATCAAGGAAAAGGCTGACGCTTACGCAGACCGCGTCGGCCCGATCGTGCGCGACATCATCCGCAAATCCGGTGCAGACACCCTGCGCGACATCGCTGCAGCCCTGGCTGCCCGCGGCATCCAGACGCCACGCGGCAACACCGAATGGCATCCCAGCCAGGTCAGCAACCTGCTCAAGAGGATGAAGTGATGCGTGAAATTTTGGTTGGACAAACCAATTCGCGCACAACATTTGCGGAAATTCTTATGGCGAAATTTGCCTCCCAACACAAGCAGGATTGAACGATGGACTACGTCAAACCCTTCGACGGTCAGTCGAACCTAGAGCGCAAAGAGCTGGCCAAGTACCTCAACCGCGTTGGCCGCGGCGTCAACTGCCGGCTCGACGTGCCGATCCTTGTGATCTCCGACATCAAGTGGGCGGCGACCGTGTTCGAGCGGCTCTCGAAAGAGCTCACGCAGCTGGCCTTTGTCGATGACCGCAGCGAGATCTGGCGCATCCTGGCTTCTCGAGCAGCGATGGAAACAGCCAGGTCTGAGCTCATGCAAAAGAACCAACACAAGACCAGCCTCAAGTTGGCAGCAAAAGCTAAGGAAGATGAGGAAAAGCGACGCAGCACCTGACCACTACATGTAGTGGGTCGGTCGCCGAATGACGTTTGGATTTTTATTCATGCAGTTACATCAACGAGTTACAAAACCAGGAGAAAAAATGGACAAGCAAAACAATAACTTGCCGTTTGAGGGCAAAGAAGCAAAACGCGCATATGTGTATTCGGGTTTTTCCCAGCGCAACCACAATACGTTGTGTTCGCCGACTGCATGGGATGACCGCCGTGTTGCCGACGTTCTTGAGCAGGAACGCAGGCAAGAAGTAGTCCACGCGGTTGCCGACTGCGTGATCTATGCCCTGTTCGGGGCGATGCTCGTCTTTGCCTATTACAGCTGAGGCCGGTCATGCAGACCGCCGCCTTGGGTCGCGCCCTGCGCGACGCCCAGCTGACCCTATTTGAGCGCAGAGACTCAGAGTTTCTCGAGCACTGCCGAGCACTAGCCGTCGAGGTTTGCCGGCAGCAAGGCACGGTCAGCATCAACGACATTCGGGCACAGCTGCGCTTGCCCGCTGAGACACACCCGTCCGTCCTGGGCGCGGTTTTCAGGTCAAAAAAATTCACGGCTGTCGGTTTCACCGAGGCCACCCACAAGGCCGCTCACGCCCGCGTCGTGCGCGTCTACAAACTCACCGAGGAGAACTAAATGGCAGGTAAAAAAACACCCGATGACATGCTGTCCTGCAGCCGGTTGCCGGCACTCATGGGGCTGTCGAAGTACAGCACCCCGAACGATGAGCTCGATGTCAGCATCAAGGCGATCATGGGCGAGGATCGAGAGAACAAACAGAACGAGTCAATGGCATGGGGCGACCGGCTCGAGGCAGTCATCCTGATTGAAGCAGCCGAGCGCCTGCAGCTGGCCGACCTGATCACCGAGTACCCAGAGGCGCACTTCCATGAAAGCCTGCCGCTGTGCTGCAGCCTGGACGGCACCGGCGACGGTCACGGCCAGGTGATTACCACCGACCCCGACCGCGGCATCTACGTCATCGGCCAGGACAGCATCACGCTGGATGGTGTCGGCGTGCTCGAGGCCAAGCTTACCGCCGTGTCAGCAGAGGATGCGCCTGCGCTGTATCGCGGGCCGATCCAGCTACAGGGGCAGATGGACATTCTGCAGGCGAAGTGGGGCGCAGTCTGCGTGCTGTACCGCGGCACCGAGCTGCGGATCTTCCTGTTCGCACCGCACCAGCAGACGGTGGCCACCATCGCCCAGGTTGCACGCGACTTCCAGAAGCGCCTGGACAACTTCCGCAAGACTGGCGAGGTCGACTACTACCCGCCGGCAACCAGCGATGACGCTGATCGCATGTGGCCAGTGGCCGAGGACAAGGTCGTGCAGCTGGATGTCGAGGCCGAGCTGCTCGCAGCCAAGATCGTGGACGCCAACAAGCGAGCGAAGCAAGCGGCAGATGACAAGGCAGACGCAGAGAAGGATCTGAAGGTGCTGCTGGCTGACGCCAAGGTTGCAGTGGCAGGCAAGTACGAGATCAAGTGGCCGATGCGTAGCTACCAGGCGCAGCCAGAGAAGGTCGTGCCGGCCAAGGCTGCGTACTCGATCCGTCAGTCGACGCTGTCGGTGAAGGAGGTCGCATGAAAGCCGACCGCGAACTGACCAACCTGGAGAAAGCGCACGCCCGCGCTGTGGTGTCGCTGCTTAACACAATCCCGCGCTGCAGCGAGGATGAAGCGAATGAAATTGTCGAGAGCTTTACCGCCCTCGTTCTTTACACCATCGAAGCATTCCTACCAGAGGGGGAGAAGCATGACTCAACTGACTACAACTAATCGCTCCGGCTTTGCGCCAGCCACAATGGGCGAGGCAATGGAGTTCAGCAAGATGCTGGCTGAGTCCAGCATGGTGCCGAAGGCATACCAAGGCAAGCCGCAGGACATCATGGTCTGCGTGCAGTGGGGATACGAGCTCGGCCTGGCACCCATGCAGGCGCTGCAAAACATCGCGGTCATCAACGGCAAGCCGTCCGTGTACGGCGACGCAATGATGGCGCTGGTGCAGGCAAGCCCGGTCTGCGATGACATCGTTGAGCACATCGAAGGCGAAGGCACTGCCAACCCGGTGGCAGTCTGCGTGGCCAAGCGCAAAGGCAGAAACCCGGTGATCGCCAGGTTCAGCGTCGAGGATGCCAAGCGGGCAGGGCTGTGGGGCAAGCAGGGGCCGTGGCAGGCATACCCAAAGCGAATGCTGCAGATGCGAGCTCGAGGCTTTGCCCTGCGTGATGCCTTTCCTGATGTGCTGAAGGGGCTGATCACCGCCGAGGAGGCAGCTGACTACCCAGAGGAGGCCAAGCCGCGGGAGAAGGATGTCACCCCGGCCAAGCAGGCCAATCCGCTGGATGCGATCGCACCGCCGGCACCGCGCCCAATCGAGATGGCAGAGATAGTGGAAGGCGTGCAGGTCATCATGGAAAACACGCCGACCGAAGATCTGATTGCGCTCGGGAAAGAGTTTATGGACGCGGTTATGGGATCAGAGCCAGAGCCAGAGCCTGCAGATGTTGCTCCGGTCGTTGCCGAGTTCCCGCCGTTCGATGAGCCGTTGCAGAACGTCCCTGCAGAATCTGCAGAACCTGCTGCAGAACTTGATGTGCTAGGCGACTGGCCACTGATGGTGCCTGACAGCAAAAACCTTGAAGCACCCCCAAAGCTGCAAGTTACCTACGCGACACAAGCAGAATGGCAGGATGCGTATGAGGACATCGCCGACAAGACTGCCCGCGCCGGCAAGCGCCCAGCTCGGGAGCGGATGTCCATTGTCAAGAAGCTGCGGGATGTCAACCAGGCGCAACTTGATCGCATCAATGCGGTCGATCGCATCCGGCACACCGCAGGGTACAGCTCAAGGATCAAGGCGCTGGGCGCAGCCTTGGCACCCGACGAGAAGTAAAAAAACCCCGGCACTCAGGCCGGGGAAAACCCCGTCAGGCTGTTGTCATGGCGAAGGAGAAAGCCCAGCCAGAGGGGCGGTCGCTACGGCTATCGCTTTCTCAGGGCTTCGTACTGCCTGACGCACTGCTCGAGGGCTGCTTCGAGTCTGGCTGCGTCGGCAGCGTACCTTGCAAGAAATTCTCCATCTCCCCTTGCCAGTTGCGCGCCGGTCGCTCCACTGCAAGCGCTGGCGGTAC